ATATTTAATAAAAAAATCAGGAAAATATCTACGAACACGATTTGTTGTTGGATCTTTATAGGGAATCCAAAATTCTTCAGATGCCCATTCAAGTATATTTTCATTCAAATCACAGTAATTCATAAATTTTCTCTCCCAAAGAGACCGATAAATAATATTACGGTGATCTCCTTTATATTTTTTAGGATTAGAGGGCCTATATATTCCTTTATAGCTCATATATAGTAATAACAACTTAAATTTATTTATTGTGGCAGATAATAATTTATTTCCAAGAAGATCAGACATATTTAAAGGTTCAACTTTAGATATCAGAGACACTCTTGCGAGAGTGTCACTTGACACTCTTTATCAGGTAACTTTTTCATTCGGAAAATCTGATATATGGTTGGAGAACAGGGGAAGATCTGAGGCGCCTGGTAAGAATAGAACTCAGGGAACTGATTTTAAAAGAAAAATGTCTCTGTTATGCACACAAGCAGAAATTCCAGGCACAAGTTATACAACTGATCTTGCGGTTGGTCATCATCAGGGCATTCAAGAGTCATTTCCAAATCTTAGAAATTTTCCCCCTTTAAATCTTACTTTTTATTGTGATGCAGACATGGTAATTTTGGAAGTTTTAGAAAAATGGATGACATATATTAATCCGATTCAAAAAAGAAAAAGAGATTATGCTGCATATACACGTTTTAATTATCCAGAGGATTATAAGGAAATACTTCATGTGACAAAATTTGAAAGAGACTCTTTTTCTCAGAAAAAGAGTGATTACAAATCAGCTGTGGTGCATTATGAGTTTATAAACATTTGGCCCACTGATTTTACATCAATGAGAGTTGCCTACGGAGAACCAAATGTGTTACAATGTAGCATACAGTTTGCTTATGATAGATTCTTTACAAGTTTTGATGGACTAGAGGGACAAGTTCCCATCAATACAGCCACTGGTCTTATAAATTCAAATGATTCTGTTGAAGGTGGATATACTATTAGTAAAGAATATCTCAATGCCACAGGTCAATTAGTTAGAGCTGATAACGCACAATATGGAGACACTTTTCCGCCTGGATCTTTCTAAATAAAACACTGAATAGATTATTATGCCATTACCAACCATCGAAACTCCAACCTATGAGTTGAAGTTACATTCATCAAACAAAAAAATTAAATATAGACCTTTTCTTGTAAAAGAGGAAAAGATTCTAATTCTTGCTTTAGAATCAAAAAATGAAGGCGAGATTACAAATGCTGTAACAGATGTATTAAAAAAATGTATTTTGACAAAAGGAGTTGATGTTGACAAACTTCCAACATTTGATATTGAATATATCTTTTTAAACATTCGTGCAAAGTCAATTGGTGAAGATATCAAAATGACAGTGACTTGCCCTGATGATAGAACAACTCAAGTTCCAGTTACACTTTATGTTGATGAGATTAAAGTAATTAAACCAAAAGATCATAAGACAGATGTTGTTTTGGATGATAAAATGACTCTTCGTATGAAATATCCATCATTAAATCAGTTTATTGAAAATAATTTTGCTACTGCTGACAATTCTGAGGAGGTTGTAAGTAAAACTTTTAAAGTCATCGCTGACTGCATGGATACAATTTATACAGAGGAGGATGCTTGGGATGTGAATGATTACACACCTTCTGAAAGACTTGATTTTGTTGAAAAATTAAGTTCAAAACAATATAAGGAAGTTGAAAAATTTTTTGCAACAATGCCTAAATTATCTCATACGATTGAAGTTGTAAATCCAAACACAAAGAAAAAGAGTAGTGTCGTTCTGGAGGGCCTAGCCGATTTTTTCGGGTAAGTATTGCAAGAGAGGATCTTGAATCGTATTATCGAACAAATTTCGCTCTCATGCAATACCATAAATATAGCTTGACAGAACTTGAAAATATGATGCCTTGGGAAAGAGACATTTACACTTCTCTTCTAGAGCAATATATTGAAGAGGAAAATCTAAAACGTCAACAAGAAGAGGGAGTCAGAAAGTACGGAAATGGATGAAGAATTAGGTAGAGTAAATCCAAACAGTTTTTTTGATCAAGTAACTGAAGCTCGTGAGACGGCTCAGGCTGCTCAAAAAACATCTAATTCTAATTTGACTCTTTTGAATGAATTGAGAGAGAAAGTTGAAATAATATCTAATGATTTGAAATTCTTAAAGGATGAAGCGAAGGATAGAGCCTTTGAGGAGGAGGATAGAAAACAGAAAGAGGAGATGGAGGCGAAAGTCAAGAAGCAGAATGAAAAAACACAGGGAGGAGTTGTAGGAGACAAAGGAGGAACAAAAGATCCAGAGAAAAAAGGTCTTCTTGGTCAGGTGGGAAGTTTTTTATCTAATTTTGTGGGAGGTATAGTTGGAGGAGCTGTTGGTTTTACTCTTTCAGGCATAGGAGGAATGATTGGTTTTGGAGCTAATATGTTGTCCAAAGCTAAAGACATAGGAGAAGGTATTAGAAAAAGATTATTTGGAAAAAAGAAAGATAAAAAAGTAAAAACTGATAGCTTAATGAATACTAAAATTGATGATGGGGATGATGAGAAAAAAGAAACAGAAAAAAATATATTTGATAGAGTGCTTGGTGGTATGAAGAACATGATTAGTAATTTTGATGAAAGGCCTGGGTCAAGAAAAACTAAAAAGAAACTTAAACTATACAATGATTACATCAAAGAGGGTGCTGAAATCATGGAGATTGGTGGAGGTGATTTTCACATCACTTATAAAGATGGTAACACTACAACACTCACTTCCGTGGGTATGGGTGGTGAAGGCGATACTTTAGAGGAAAGATTTAACGATCACATCAAACAAAAAGATAAGTTTCGGAAAGAACAGGCCGAGAGATTTAAAGAGGCTGATGAAAAATTTGACTCAAAGAAAAAGAAAAAAAATATATTTGGTTTTAATCAAGGCGGTGAGGTTGATAGTGTGCCTGCCATGTTAACGCCTGGTGAGTTTGTCGTGACAAAAGACGCTGTGGAAAAAGTTGGTGTTGATACTTTGAAAGGACTTAATGCTTCAGTTGGTGCAACAAATAAAGCGAGTAATTTAGGTTCATTCTCAATACAAAGATTAGATCCAAGCAATCTTAGTAAAGACGCACTTGTTAAAAAATCTTCCTTTGCTAATAATATAAAAGACGTTGAAATATCAAATGAAAGTGGTAGTGATTATTTTAGATCAACCACAGACATGTCCACTGGTGGTCTAAGTTCAAAGACTGTACAAAGACGTAATTTTACAGAGGTATCTGAGGATGGAACTGTCACTGTCTTTAGCCAAGATGAAGTGCATACGGAACAAACGTCTTCAATCGGAGTTCCTGACCTGATCGAGCATCAGGATCAACTACTTGGTGAAATACACAAACTAAAAGGATTTGAAAGTGTCACAATAGATCAAGTCATAAACGAAACAACAGGAATACCACAAGAAAAATTACTTCCTATTCTTTTAAAAAGTGACGCACAGAAAGCGACAGATGAGAAACAAGATAGAGCAATGGAAGAGGATAGAAAAGCGAGAGGTATCAAGCCAGGACAAGGTTTTAGTATGAGTGTTGATGATGAAGTCGCAAAATCGTTGCAAGGCACTATGGGGTATCGAATTGGTCAAATAAATCCAGATCAGTTAGTTTCATCTAAGGAAACTTTTACAGACAAAACTAAAGTTGTAAGTAAAACTGGTGTTGAACCCAAGACTGACTCCTCATTTGCTGATCTTTCTGCTAGTATAAATGCAAGTGTGAAAGGATATAATCAAGGTGGTTTAGTTGGATCAAGTATTACACCAATCATAGAAAGTAAAAATGAAAGTGGTGAAATGGAACTAATACAAAATCTTTCTCAATCTGTAGAGAGTAATAATCAAAATATTAACGTCATTCAGGCACAAAACACAGCGATGAATCCACCAAATAATAATCCTCAAACCACCGTGCCAGCTGAACCCTCTAATACCACACTCACTGGATTACAAGATACGGAGGCTCCGATACCTTTTGCGATGCTTTTGAGACAAAATGCTCAAAGATATTTAAATCTTGGTAATGATGCAATGGTGATTTCATAATGGCTGAGACTAAATTTAAATTTAAAAAATGTGAATTACTTCCTAATGAGGGATCATCTTTAGATGAAAATTATAACATACTTGGTGGAGGCCCTATCGTTGATTATTATGAAAGTATCGATAGTCCGACCATATCAATGAATCTTACTTTTATTGATGTTGACCAAGTAATAAGTAGAAAAGGAATTTCTGGTGGAGAGTATATTGATCTAACGGTTGAAGTTGATGGTTATAGTGATTTTAAACTCACTCAAAAGAAACATAATTTGATGTTAAACTCTGTGAGAGACATCATAACAGAAACTAATAAACAGGTAGCGACATTAGAATTTGTTTCTGTTGAGTCTATTATTAATGAAACTGCAAGAGTTAATAAAAAATTTGTAGGCAATGTCTCACAAACAGTCTTTGAACTTCTTATTGGTGATAAGAAAGGAATTCAAACAACTAAAAATTTAGATAAACATGATGCTACCAATTCTTATTCATTCGTAGGTAATCTAAAAAGGCCTTTCGATACAGTGCAATGGTTATGTCCAAAGACACAATCGTCTGCAAAGAATTTTGGATTTTTATTCTATGAAAATTTTGATGGTTATCATTTTAAATCAATTGAAAAATTACTGGAACAAGAACCAAGTTTTACATATACACATACAGATAAACCATACGATCAGGATACTGGTGCTTTTAAAATACTACAAAATAAAATGGTTCAGACAAATGACATTGGAATGAACTTAAGAATGGGAATGTATGCAAATCGAACAATATATGTGGATATAGTAAATGGCACAAAGGATATAGTTGATTTTAAAATTAGTGACTTTAATCTGAAAAGACCGCCTAAATTATTGAACGGTATTGAGAACTTTCCGACACGATTAATGCTTCGTGTTAATGATATGGCGGCTGCACAAAAGGGTTCAAAAAAGAAAGATGAACAACCAACGAGTGAACTTGCCGTTTATCAGAATAAATCTTATATTAGAAATAACCTACTATTTTCACAATCATTTAAAATATCGACTTCACTTAATCCTGATTTAAGAGTGGGTCAGGTAATTGAAATTAAATTACCTTTTAAAAAAGGAGATGGGGAATCTAAAACAGATGCTTACGGAAATGATAGAACAAATGATCCTAGTGGTAAATATCTAATATCAGGATTAAGGCAGATTATAGGTGGACAAAAGAGTGAAACTCAACTCACATTAATTCGTGATGTATTTTCTGCTTAAATAAAAGAAACAGGAGAATCAAATGAAATCAATCGAAGATCACATTGAA